CTGCCGTCATAGTCGTCCTTGTCGTATCCATACTTGTTCGCTCCGTGCACTTGGAACCAGTACCAGCCTCGGTCGCCAAGTGGTTTCGCTTCTCCGAAGTGCAGCAGCGCCTTGGACACATCCGATCCCTGCGGGCTTACTCCATTCGTGGTGCTGTAGGTCCGACCCCGGAAGTCCAACTGGTAGACCATCCAGAGTAGGTCGATCTCCTGCATCCGGGCAGCGAGACGCATAGCGCGAACCACAGCCATCAGACCGGCTTTACGCTCTGTCTCAAGACCGTGCAGTGTACGCGCTTCCGCCTTCCACTCATCGAAGCGCAGCTTGTCGAGGCCGTGCAAGTCCTTCGGAGCCTTGCCCTCGGGGATCGGCGCTGGCGGTATCTCGAAGGGCTGCGACCGCGGCATCCCGATCTCAAGTCCCCTGTTCCAGACTTCGCGGACGACCTCAAGCAAGGGCTGGTTTATCTTCCAGCTTGTCCGCTGCATGGCGTTCACGCTTTCAAGGATCACGGGCATCGCCGCGCTGTCGAGAAGCGGTGCCTGCGTGTCGCGCTGCTGTCCTGCCCGCGTCTTTACGAGAGGGGTCAGCCCGGACATGCGGCTCGTGTAGAACCCGCCGTCCTTCCAGCCGGTCCAGTCCCGAGGCTCGATGATGCACGGCATCCTGTCGGGCAGCATGACCTCGACACTCTGGTCATGCTTCTCAATCCACTCGATGACCTCGGCGCTAGGGCTGAACTGCACTGCCCCGTTGATCTTCTTCCGTTCGATCAGATCAGAGGCTACTTCAGAGCAGGTCAGCAGTAGCAGGCCGACGCCGATGTGCGTCTCGTTGGTCCACGACACCCACTCCACGCCTTTCTCGGTCATGGTGTTCACGAGGACGCGGTGTCTGTGCCGGTACTGCGTGGACTTCCGGCTGTCCAGATCGCGCTGAACCGCGTTGTAGTATTCCGGCAACTCGATCTCGAACTTGCTGAAGCGCAGTTCGTCCTCCACCATCTTGCCTACCGACGCTGCCACTTTCTGAACGGTGGCAGGCTTGTGGACGCACTCAACGACCTTGGTCAGAACGAACAGGGCCAGCTTATCGGGATCAACTCCGCGTACCAGCTTGATGTACATATTGCGTTGTTTGGTGTTGTTCACTCGTTCGGTGATCTCTGCACTGACCTGCGAGAGATAAACCCGCAGGAGCCGGGCACCAGCAGAAGTGTCAGCGAACCGCTCACTGTCCTTGGCCTTCTGTTCCTGTACCCGGAAGCGGGACACGCCAAGCGCGGTCATGTCGCGCTCCCACTTCTTCTGCTCACTGATCTCGGGCATTTACTTCTCCTTGAGTGCAGCCCTCTTTTCGCGGGCCTTCTTGTTCCGCGCGAGGCGCTTCTCAGCTTCGGTCTTGTGCGTCGGGTGCCAGACCCCACCGTGCTGCGGCTTCTCATGCCGTCGCCAGTAGGCAACCAGCCTCTCGATCCACTCGATCTCCGACATGCCGTTCCGGGCACGACGAGCAAGGTTGAACACCTTGCCTTCGATCCCGTTGCAGTTCAGGCAAAGCACGTCCCTGATGAACCCGGTCTTGTGGTCGTGGTCGAGGACTGGTCGCTTGTCCTTCAGCGTTTTCATCCGCCCACCACAAAGTATGCAGGTGTAGTTCTGCTTCTTCAGCAGTATGTCCCGCGCTGGCGAGACCTCAGTCGTCTTGAGACGCCGGTTCTCCATGCTGGAGCCTTTCCTCGTACTTGCCGATCCAGAACATATATTCCTCGTTCAGTTCCTCGGGATCAGCGTAGAGCATGTCGTCCGCGTCAGCGGTGCCGTTCATCACGGCCATGTAGTGCTTGTGCACCGCCGAAGCGACCTCCTTGATCTCTGCTGCACTCAGGTGGTCCGTCTCGTAGTGCGTGTCCGTTGTCATTTCTTGATGACCTCCTTGAGCCAGTGCAGCACATCGTTCTCGTCAGAAGTTCGCCGCATCCACAGCAGCTTCATCTCGGAGAACAGGGCTTGTGTCGGGGTGACGACCTCGCCGGTGCGCCAGTGGGTGAACTCGTACCCGTGGTCCTTCGCCAGCCGCTCGTAGCAGGCTTTCACGGTCTCGAAGCACTCCCGATCATTCCGGGCGTCCTTCAGCAGAGCGTAGGTGAGCACGGGTCCGCACTTCTTGGTCTTGGCCGTAAGTTGCGCCAGCTTCTTGTCCAGCTTGTCGGCCACCGCCTTGTCGTGCGTGGCGATCCACTGAGCATACGTGTCGCGGTACGCTGCGGTGCCACTGTACGTCTGCCACATGATGCCGGGACACTCGGGAAGTCCGCTGATGTTGTCGGCAGCATCTCCCATGAGGCACTGCGCCCAAAAGAACTTGGTGCCTCTCCCGACGACCTTCTTGCTCGACTTGCTGTCGTCAATCTCGATGAACCCGAAGTGGTCGTCCTGCCGAGTGATCGCGTAGGTCTGCATGTTCAGCTTCAGTCCGGGCACCATGTACAAATCCTTGTCGGCACTGCACAGGATGGCGTTCTCGAAGTCGGCGTACAGGGCTTGCGTCATGCCATCGTCAGCTTCCTGCTGAGTGTGGTTGCGTCCCTCGAACACTCCGGTGGTGTCTCCGACACCCGATCCGAGGAACTCCCGAATGGCGTCCAGATGCTCAGGCCGGTTGTCCCGGTCTGCGCGGTTCGCTTGGTAGGGCTTCAGGATCGCAGTACGATCTCGGCCACCCTTGTTCGACTGGTGCGTGGTGTGCAGCACGGCTCGCTCAGCACCAGCCAGACGACGAATGTGATCCACAGCCTGCTTCGTATTGTGCAGCATGTCCTCGTAGGTTTTGCGGGGCGTTGGATCGTCGTGGTCCAACTCCGCTTTGCTCTCCGCACTCACCTGATACGCCATGAAGTCGGCGTCGATGTGTGCAACTCGGCCAGCAACCGGCTTCGGGTACTGGTCCATCTGGCCGGGAAGGGACGCGACCGTAGCCGCGTCCACCCCGAACCTGCTCAGCAGGTCGCCCATCAGTCGAGACCGAGATCGGCCAGCGGGTCGTCAGAGGCGCTAGGAGCGGCCTTGGAGGGCTTCTCCGTCTCGCCGGTGTCCTCGGACCCGGAGACCCCTTCATCGCCGCTAGCGCCCACCAGATCGTCCAGATCAGGCTCCTGCTCGCCCGGGTCCGTGGAGACCTCAGGCAGATCGCCGTCGATGCTGGCGATCACGAGGTTCTGGACCGGGGAACCCTCCCAATTCAGGGCCGACTTCACGGTGTTCTGAAGCCAGTTCTTGCTGACCTCAACTTCCTTGTCGTCCTCCTTGCGCTTGTACGTGCCGGGGATGTGGATGCTGTTCCACTGTTCGATGCTCGGGGCATCCCACAGCAGCAGGCGCTCGGTCGCGGTCGCAGCCGGTGCCTTCAGCGGCTCGGTCTCGCCTTCCTCGTTCACGCGCACCGGGGCACTGACTTTCCAGTTCCCGCTGTCGTCCTTGATGTTGGCGTAAACGCGCTTCTTGCCGTCCTTCTCGACCTCGTTGTGAACGATGGTCAGGATGAACGCCTCGCCCAGCATGAAGGCCATGTGGGTGTTGCCGCGTCCGTAGTCCATCGCGCTGAGCAGCTTGTAGAAGCCCGCACGCGGTCCCGACTTGATGGCGACCCGCTCGGTGATGATCGGGTACACGATCCGCTTGACCGTCTGGCCGGTCTCGTCATGCGTCTCGATCTCCTTCGCGTGCTTCTTGCCAAGCAACTCGAACTGGATGATCGCCTCGGGAGCAGGCGGCTTGGCCTTGCCCTGAAACGCCTTCTGCGGGTGGTTCCCGATCTCGACATACGCGATGAACCGGGCGATGCACGGGCCAGCAGCGGGCGGCTCGTACTCGAAGTTGCCGCCCTTGTCCTCGGTCTGGTCGGCCAGCTTGGCGGCTGCGGCGCGGGCCTGTTCAATGAGTGAAGTCATGTGTCTCTCCTTACGCTGCTGCCTGCCAGTGATGCAGGTCCAGCATGTTGTCGCCAACTTCGGCATCCACAGGGAAGCCTACAGGGCAGTTGATCCCGAAGAAGTGCTTCAGGAAGTGCGGGATCGCCTGCATGATCTTGACCATGCCAGCGACAACCCTGTCGAGAACCGTATGGTGGCAGTCTGCCCACACACAGTCGTGAACCGTGTTGACGAGGTACGCCTTGCCTCCGAAGAAGTCGTTCTTGACGAACCAGCGCCAAAGCTGACCGAGAACCATCTGCACAAGTTCACCTCCGGTGCCCTGCACAGGGTAGTTCTTCATCTCGGTCGGGCTGAAGGTGTCGGTGATCCCTTTCCGTCGCAGATAATCAGGCGCATCGTATGACCGGAACGAGTAGGTTGTGCCTGTGACTGCTTGGTACGTTCCTCGGCGGAAAGTGCGGTATCCGCGCTCGCCATCATGGAACGGCTCAGAAGTCTCAGTAACTTCCCGCTCGACCGTCGCGTTGAACTTGGTAACACCGGGGTACTCCTTGTCCTCTGATTCGATCAGGGCCTTCACTTCCTCCACGTCCATCCCGGTCTCGGCAGCGATCAGGGCTGCACCGGCACCGTATGCCCGCTGGAAGCTGAAGATTTTGCACTTGGTGCGCTCCTTCTTCCACTTGTTGTACTCGGGGTGGTCCTCGTTCTTACAGGCGTCGAGGGCAAACTCGTAGCTGACGCTGTTCTTCAGCGCAACACGCTTGCAGTGGAAGTCCACCTTGTTGTTCAGGTCTCGACACAGGTTCGCGTCCAAGGACAGCAGACCCATGACGACTACCTCAAGCTGGCTGTAGTCGATCTCGCCCAGCTTGCCATCTTTCCCGAAGCGGGAGACGAACATCGCTTTAACTTCCGACTTGTACTTGCCGGTCTCGGCGTCGAAGTCCGCTCGGGTGAGGTTCTGTAGGTTC